AGCAGCTTGGGAGGCATTATGTCCCTGTTCAATCTTTGTTTTAAAAGCAGTAATAATATCAGCAGCAAACTTTGTCCAGGATTCCTTATTGATTCCCTTATTTTCTCCAGCACCAGCAAACCACTTTCGGATGTTATCAGCCCAATGCTCCATAGCCGATTGTACATCCTTATAGGACTGCTGTATTTTCATCTTAAATGCATTGATGATATCCGTAGCAAATTTCTCCCAGGATTCTTTATTCACACCCTTTCCAGATCCTGCCCCTGTGAACCACTTACGAACGTTTTCTGCCCATTGCTCTACAGGTCCCTGGGATTCTCTAAAGGATCCGGATATCTTGCTCTTAAATGCAGTAATAATATCCAAAGCAAATTTTGTCCATGCCGGCTTATTTACTCCTTTGCTGTCTCCGGTTCCTGTAAACCACAGTCTGATGCCGCTAGCCCAAGATTCCATGGATGCTTGAGAAGATTTATAGTTGGTATTCAGCCCTGTATTAAATCCCCCCACGGTTCCACTGGCCCATTTGCCTGCCTCAGTGGAGTTGTTACCGCTGATCCCAAGCTTGGATGCAAACCAGTTTCCAACGCCTGCAGCCCAGGATTGGATCACAGATTGTGTGGAGGATTGCTTTTTGGAGATACCCTGATTAAATCCTTCTACTGTATAACCGCCCATTTCTTCCAACACTGTGGAAGGGCTGTGAATCCCCAGCAGACCTTTGATTCCATTCACAAATGGATCCACAAGATTCTGCTTTATGAAAGAAATCGGATTGGAGAAAAAGGCTTTGATTCCATTGCAAAATCCATCCCAAATATTTTTTGCGATTTGCGTAAGCTTATCCCCCAGGTGGTCTATTCCGAAGGCCTTGCCCATGCCATTTAAGAATGGCCGGGCCACATGATCCCAAAGCCATCCTGCAATTCCTATTACAGCGTCAAGAAGCCCTTTTAAAAATCCTGCCCAAGCATTACCGCCGCATTCTTTGGTTTTCTCACTGAAATAATCCTTTGCCCCAACAAAAGCGTCTTTAATCAGCCCGCCGACAATACGCACCAAAGCACCAAATGCCAAACCTATTGCTGTGAAAAATATATCTGCAATACGGCTGGCAATTCCTCCCCAGTCTATAGCAGAGAGCGTTTTAAACACACCTTCCCCGAAGGCGGCCCAGTCTGTTTCATTAAGCAAAGTAATGAGGGAATTCAATAGCCCCATAATGATATCGTTAATGGCTGTCCCAGCCGTTGCCCAGTCAAATCCATTAAAAAAAGAACTAAGGCTGTCTGCAAGTCCATTAGCAAAAGAAACTAAATGGGAGCCTAAATCAAAGGCCATCAAAGCATCAAAAATCCCATTAAAGAAATCTGCTATGGCAGTTCCCATTTCTCCCCATTGGAAGTTTTGGAAGAATGTAGCAAGACCAGAAGAAAGCTTTAATCCAAAATCAGTCCAATTGAAATCCCTGGCAAAGTCTCCGGCCATTTTGAAAATGCCATTTAAACTTTCTGAAAAGAGTAATCCAAGCTGATCCCACTTGATTTCATTGATCATTCCAGTTAGGGCTTTGGAAATCGCTCTGCCAATATCCCCCCACTTGATTTTTTCCACAAAACCAAGCAGCAAGGATACCTTTGCCATAAAGTGGGCTCCTATAGTTTTGCCGAACAGATCCCAGTCCACAGTATTAACGATTCCCATTACTCCTTCTCCCAAAGCATTCCCCAACTGTCTCCAATCAATTCCGGTAAGAAGTAAATACAGAGTATGGGCAATGGTGTTGATTCCTTCTCCGAACATTACGCCAATGGCATTCCAGTCAATCGTCTTAACAAGGCTATTGAATATGGTGGTAAAAGCCGTAATAAAAGCGGTGATTTTGCCGCCGATATTGTCCCACTTTATGAACTCTGTGAACCTTGCTACTGCATCATTGATTTTCTCGCCAATCAGTTTGCCAATTCCTTCCCAGTCTCCGGCTTTGAACATTTCCTTTAACTTGTTGGCAAAGTCACTGATTCCTTTATCAATCCCTACAGTTTCAAACATGTTGGCAGGGCCACCGCCTCCTCCACCACCGCCTCCTCCTCCGCCACCAGAGGACTTGTTGGAATCAATTTGCAGCTGAATCAGGTCATCAAATGGCGCTAAAGCTTTCTTTGCTTCTTTCCCGGCCTGTTTTGCTGCTCCACCGGTGCCTTTCAAGCTTTTTGCATAATCTTCATTTACCTTTTTTGCCCGAACAAAAGTGGTTTTCCCTCCCAAAGCAGAAAAGAATTGATTGATATAATTCAATGCTGTGGCCAACAGACTAATCAAGGTATTCAGCACCGGAGCTACAATAGACAAGATTGGGGCAAAAGCTGCCGCAAAGCTATTCTTAAGATAAGTCATAGATGCCATCAGCCCTGATATTGTCTGATTGGCATCATTGGAATACTGCACCAGGTTCTTGAAGCCTTCCACCACCCCTTGAATCACTGCCCGCATTGCCATACGGATCAAAAGCATTTTAAACATGTTGGACAGTCTTAAAATGCCCTTTCCCGCCCCGTCACTGCCACTGGTCAGTTTCTTAAATCCAGAAAGCATATCTTTTATTTTGCCTTGGAAGCTTGTAACAACGGACTTACCAAATTTCCCCATAGCACTGACAAAGCCAGTCCCTATCTTTTTTGCAAAGGAAGCCACTGCCCTTCCAGCTGAAACAGCTGCATCGGAAAGCTTTTTAAAAGCAGCCTTTGCAATCCCTAAAGCAATTGCGAATTTCCCTGTACTCTGTACCCCAGCCTCTTCTTCTCCTCCCGCCTCCCGCAGTCTTTGGCGATATATTTCTAGCTGAGAGCTGGTTTGTTGTATCTGCTCTGCTACTCTGCGGTATGCCTCGCTTTCACTGCCATTCGCATAAGCCTCTCCATCTGCTACCAACTGGGCCTGTTCTGACTTGTATGTTTCCAGTTTATGGGTAGTGTTCTCTATATCATATTGGAGGGCTTTCCAGCTGGCAGAATTCTTATTGACTCCTAGGGATTCCATTCTCTCTTGCCGGTTTTGGAGTTTTTCCAGTTCTAATCTGGTGGCAGCAATCTGCTTTTCGTACCACAGGAAGTCTTCTGTTGGAATTTTAGCAGCCCCAAGACGATTAAGTTCTGCTGTCAAAGAACTTATCTTTGCTTTTGTCTGGGTTATTTTGTTTTCAAGAGCCATGATTCTTGCGCTTTTGTCAAAGGATTTATCTATCTGATCCCCTGTATGCGCCATAGACTGCTTAAAGGATTCCAGGGCCTGTTTAAGTGTTCTCATGCCGTTTTTAAAACCATCTGTAATGATTTTTGTATCAAATTTTAAGCTTCCATCACTCCCAGCCATGGATGTCCTCCTTTCTCCCTGCTACAAGATTTTGTTCCAATAATCAATTTCTTCCTGCTCTTCTTTTGTATATCTCTGTTTTAAATCACAAAGCCATTTATTTTTCTGATAAAACTCTTGTTCCCATTTCTCCAGCTTTTTCCCTCTTTGCTTTTTACTCCTGATAGATAGGACCGTTGAAAATGTTCCTCCCTCTATCTCCATGAAGTAGCCCATAAAAGTCCACCAGTGGATGCAATCCGCCCCCCGTACTTCTTTCCCGGCCACCTTATTGACAGCTGGAAAGATGACGGGGGCGTCCTGTACCCAATCTATCATTTTTCTTGTATTGCTTTCCTCTTCTGGTCTTCCGCAGTCTACAAACCATTTTGCCTGCCTTGCAGCCTCCGGTAAAAGCTCCTGAGGAATGGATTCATACTGCTTTCCAAAAAGTCTTTTCAGCAAAATAAAAAGCTTTTCTTCTTCATTCAATTCCGGATCCTCGCAGGCTTCCAGAAATACCAAAATGTTTCTAAAATCCGTTTCAATTTGGTATTCCTGGTTCCCGACAGCCAAAGTATCTGGGAGCTGCCCAATCATTTTACAGTTCCCAGATACTTGCTCATCCGCTTCTGATTCTCTTGGTTATACGCTTCCACAGCAGGCTTCATAATATACAGAAGACCGTCCAAAACTCCTTCATACAGGTACTGTTCTCCAGTGATACAAAGAGGAGACTGCCCGGCAAAAATGGTATCATACACATCTTCATTAAAGATATCATTGAATGCGGTTCGCATGGCCTTTGTAACCTCTGCCACATATGCACCATTCTTTTCCGCATCCCCCTTGGGACTGCCATCCGGGTTAAGCTCAATATCTTCCGGAACCTCGTAGTTTGAAAAATCTTTTTGGACTTTTAAAATTCGATTGATGATCTCCGGATCCGCCGGGTTAAACCGGATTACCCTGGATGTATCTCCATTGATGGTAAAACTTTCTTTACCATCATTAAACGACAAATTTCTCATCCTGTTTCTCCTTAATCAGCAGTAAATGCCTTGGTGGCAAAAACGAATTTTCCTTTTGTCCGATTCCCGGTGTAATGCACATTAAAGGGGATCTGATATCCTGTGGTATCACCGCCATAACTGGCCACCTCTATAATGGCGTCTTCCTTATATGCGGTATACGTTCCAGGGGTTCCGCTGTCCTCCTCCCAAAGATGGACTTCCACCACATCGGTAACCAGATCATCCAGAGTCTGCCTCTCATCCACAATCTTTTGCAATCTCGCAAAGAGGGGATCTCCGATTACAGCATAGTAGGGTTCAACAGAGGCCTGGGGCTGATAGCTGTCCAGAGTCACAGAAGTTTCACCAAGGATATTACTCTTGGTGTCCACATTAGCATTCATCTCTATGTTATGCTCTTCCAGGTCTTTTCCAAGTCTGCTATAAGCTGCAGCTGCCCCTCCCTCTGCCGTATTGATGTAATGCGCCATAAATTTTCTTTTAATTTTTCCTCTTAAAGCCATTTATTCCTCGCTTTCCAACATATATTTTGCTTGAATCTGAACCTGATACATAATCCCGGCATCTATAGTGTCACCCATTAAACCCATACTCATAGCATTGGCTGTGGTGGCCTTAAGAAAGATACTTGACACCTCCTTGCCGTTAATCTCAAAAGTAACAGATTCTTCCGGTAAATGATCCAGCCAGTAGGTCAGATCATATAAAAAATTGCTGTTTGCCAACCTGTTATAATTCGTAAAAGACTGGTTCACAGCGTATAATGAAAAGTTATGCTGCCTGATCTGATTTCCAAGCAGATCCTCTTTTACAAGACTATCCCCGGTGCTGGACAGTCCATAATTTGTAGGCTGAGATTCTGTAAAATCAATATGGATCTCACCCCCTGCCAAAAAGTCTGATATCCTAGGGTATGCAGATAGCTTTTCCTTCATAAAATCTATGATAGTCATACTGCTCTTCCTCCATTGATAAAAGATTGTACAGCATGTAGAATATCCGACTTATGATCTGCTTTCATTCGGTCAAAGAATTTCTTCCCCCGCATAGGAGCACCAAAGAACTGTAACTCCCTTACAGGACTGGACATAATCTTTGTCACGCCTCTTCTGGAACGCCATTCCCCGGCATTGGATCCAGACTTAATTTGAAAACCTGCAGTTTTATACACCGGATCCACATACACAATACCCTCATGCAGGTAATGGGCATAGGGGCCTGGAATATTGATTTCCCCGGAGCCTGCTACAGTTCCAAGAACCATCATGTGCTCCAGCTCCCCTGCCTGCCTCCTAGGCATATAAGGCCCCATATACCGCATAGTTTCCGTGTCCATAAATGCTTGTACAGCCCCGGCCTGTAACAGCCCTTTGCTTTTCATAATCAGATCGGCGGAATACATTTCTAACTTCCCGTGAAACATATACACCTCCTACTTACAAGCCAACTGATAGTGCTGCACAGATTGACTTCCGTATAATCTTTCATCCACAGAAATCACTGTTAAGAACTTATGTTTAGCTCTCAACTGTTCTAAAGACTGTGACAGGGTTACCGGACTGCTGCAGTCAATTTCTTCTTCCACCAGCCCTTTGATAATTTTATCCTTCCCTTTGGTAAAGTGAATGGGTGCTTGTACGCTGCTTAGAGGAACCATCACCAAAGCATTACAGGCATCCCGCTGCCCTGTCTTTTGGAATGTAGATTGCTCCACATCCTCCCAATACACTGCTTTAACTGGATGCCTGGTATACTTCTCATTTCTTCCCTCTTTGCTGTACAAGTACAGGGTAATATCTGCATTGGTATACATCTAAACCCCCTTATAGCAAAGTCCAGTATCCCCCAGCCACCGAAATACAATTTCCCTTTGCTTTGCTTTACTGGAAGATTCCCTATCAGCTGCAGCGGCAAAACTGACAGAGTAACTTCCGATTCTCTCAGAAGTTTTTCCCCCGGATTCCTCCCGCTGCTTCTGATCCATGCAAAGAGATTCTGCCAGCTCGCAGCAACAGTACGCAGCAACCTCTGGCAAAACACTAAGATCATGCAGCCTGCTAAAGGTAAAGGTATCCATGACCTGGCTGGCCTGCATCGCATAAAATAAGAACCCGGTGTTAATAGCCGGATTCTTGCCATGCAAATATTCTGTTTTATAGAAATCTTCTGTGGCATAAATTTTCATGAATACCTCCTTTTCTTATCTCTTGAGTTTTGTTTCAACTTCCATGGCTGGAGATACTCCTTGCTTGGCCTTCAAAACTTCATTCTCTTGTCTCAGGGTTTCCAGCTCAGTTTTCAAGGCCTCATTCTCTTGCTTCAAGGCTTCCAACTCAGTCAAGTCGGGGACAACCCCCATTCCTACCTGTCTCATAACCACTCCTTTCCTAAGCCTTATGGCTCAAATAGATGCCAGCCACCTTATTCTTATACGCATCCACAATGCCGTATTTCCTGTACTTCACAATATAGGCATCGGCATTGGGATTGATAGCGGGATCAATCACATCCCCAACCACATGCTTATCAAACTTGATGACAGCAGGCTTGTGGATGATCATGAAATTGATGTCCTTCCCAGTGGAGGCCTTCTTATAGTGCCCCAGCTCCTCTCCGGAACTCTTTCCATCCTGGAGATCAATCACAGTATAAAACCTGGACTGGGGAACCGGCTTTTTAATGGTATAAGCGTTTAAGATTTCCCTGGACTTGGTGGTATCCAATGCCATTACGCTATTTAAGAGCGTAGGAGTGGCATACAGAAATCTCCCCTCCTCCGGTACCTCATCCTCATCCATCTTGTTTTTGGCTTCCAAAAGGGCTGCCAAAAACTGCTCTGCTCCTGCATAGGTGGCGGGTGCAGCCTTAGAAATACCACTGATTCCTGCCAAAGTGGCAAAGGTAAAAGCATCCGCCTCCGGTGCCACCTTATCCCTCTGTAGCGTGGCACCCGCCATCCCAAAGGCAATGTTAAAGGTCTCCTGATCATCCATGGTATCCACGGAAATCTTTGTTCCACGGTCATAGTTGAATTTCGTTGTCTTCCATTCAACATTTACAGATCCATTGGTGTATCCGCTGTTTCTGTCGTAATCTCCCAAACCGGAAACGCTGATCTGGGGATATACGATCTCATTTACATTTGCTCCTGCTCTCATCAAAGAAGCATCACTGATTAAATCCGCTGTTACAGATTCTCTTCTGTACACCTCATCCAATGCGGAAACATAACCTTTTGCTAACGCAATCGTATTCGGCATAATCCTTATCCTTTCTTACTCTCAAATTATTTGCTGCTTTCGGGAGGAAGCCCCATGGCTGCCCGCATGGCTGCAACATTGGGATCGCCGCCTGCAAAGCCTCCTCCGGTTCTTCCAACAATGGGATTATTAATAGGCTCATTGGCTCCAAAGAGATACCCATTTTCTGCCCGGCAAGCTTCCAAAGCTGCCTTAATATCCGCACTCTGGTCCTTACTGCCCTTTAGAGCATCTACATCCAGCAAAGCCCTGACAGCTTTGGAATTCCTGCCACCAGCTGCTGTAATAGCAGCGTCCAGAGTGGTGCCAAACTGCATATCTGCAATCTTGCCTTCATACTCTGTCTTGGAATCCTCATACTTTTTCTTATATTCTGCTACTTGAGCTTTTACCTGGTCATAGTCTTTAAAACCATCAATAGCTGTATTGGCCTCTTCCAGCTGCTTTTTGGTCTGCTCCAGTTCAGTCTGCAGCTGCGCAGATTCTCCCTTGGCGGCCTCAATATCTCTGCCATTCTCAGTCATGATGCTGTCCACCTGCTCCTTTGTTAATCCCATGTCTTCCAAAAACTTTCTTTTCATGTTACTCCTTTCACTACGCTTTTTACGGGTTCGCTCCCATGTGCTGACTGTTTTACGCCTGATCCACCGGCGAAATTGTATTAAAAAAAGCACCCTATTCGGATGCTTTCAATACCTCGTTTATTTGTTTGTTGTACTTCAGCTGGATTTGCGCAAGTACAGTTGTGTTTCCCCCATCAAGCATCATCTTATTTCTGCTGCTCTCCTCATCTTTTAGATAGGGTTCTGCTTCTTCTAACCACTTTTCTCTAATCTCTTTAATTTTATTCTTCTGTTTTGCCGTTAAAGGCTTGTCTAACATAACGTATAATTCCCTCCCTATCCATGATCTCAAATACTTTATGCTGAATATCAAAATCCGGCGTGTCTTCTGCTTCCATCATAGCCGCTCTATAATATTTATTGTACGATATCTCACTTAAATCCTTTATAACCTTAGCAGAATATGTAAATTCCGGATTAACTGCAATCAGTTCTCGCACACTTTGATTTTCTTGCAAAAACAAAAAGTCTGATTTACTGAATGAAATAATACCATTATTTACAGGATGGTTATGCGTAATAACCGCCCCTTCTATGTCCAGCCCCTCAAAACTTACGCTATCTTCTTTACCAACAGCATAGTACACTCCGCCAGACTTATCAATAACAACAGCATATTCTACACTTGCATTACGAATTTGGTCATTATAATATTGAACCGCTTCATTTAATAGCTTTAGGTCAATTTTTCCAACATAAGTCGGTTTGGATATTCTTGCATCATCTGAATCATTCGCTCCTAATTTTACTGCGGGAAATGATTTCCCCACTCTCCACCGTTCTAATTGCTGGGGGATCCCCATAGCTTTGGAAAATTCTGCATAAACAGACTTAGTACGCTGCAGGCGGCTCAATGCTGCAGTCAGTTCCTCCTTGTCAGCTCCCGCCCTCTCCAAAAGCTCCACATCCTGCTTTTGCTTGCGGATAGTTCTTTCCAGCTTGCGCTGGTGCTGAAGGGCTGCATACAGATCATATGGCTTCCCGTAGTATTCCTTTGGAGTATTTTCTTTTTTGTTCTGCTCCTCAAGCCACTCGTCTGTATACTTGCGCTTTGAAACACCGGGAATGAAAGGAAACCGCACATGATAGCAGTTCACCCCAGCAAATCCCAGGATATCCCCAAGGCCGCAAATGGAGACCATCTGTTTATCATCGTAGACTTTACCTTGCCAGGATTGATGGTTCATAATCCCAAAGCCTGTGTTCCTGGCCCCAGGATGCCAATCCACTTCCCAGTATTTTGTATTCAGCTCCTTGGCATTATGGCCATTGATTTTATCCACCATCTGGGCAATGCCGGTCATCAAAGCACGCCTAGCAGCCACCTCCACCCGGTCAGTATGCCCGGATGCGTAGTTTACTATTCGCAAGCCACTGGAGGTCATTTCATCAATCGCTGCTCCAACGGCCTGGCTATAGGTCTTAGCACCGGATGCAATCGCCAGCAGGTTTTTATCAAGGATCCTTTTGAAGTACCCAGTAAGCGGGACAAACTCCTTCTTCCCTGCTGAGGGAACAAAAAAACCTGTGGTTTGCGTTAGATTCTCAAAAGGTTTAAGGCTGGCTTTTGTCTGCTCCTTAGCAGCCCGAACAACCTGTTGCAGCCATTCATTTTCCTCATACGGCAAATACTGCTTCCCCACTGCCTCGTACAGTTCTTTATGTTGTGTGTAATCCGCCTTTACCGCAGTTTCGTAGATTTTATCAACATCCAGATCCGCTTCCTTTAGAGCTGTCCGGATGATCTCCTTCATCTGCTTTTTATCAAAACCTATACGATTTAAACTGCCAAGCAGCTGATCGGCCACTAAGGTAACTTCTGCTGCCTGCTTTATCCTGTCTACCACCTCCGCCATAACTGACATTTCCAGGTTACTGATTGTCCTTTCCAAGGGATGAGGAAGCTTCTCCATTTCCTGTGTTGTCATTTCACTCCTCAATCAGTGCCGGTTCCGGCAAATTCTTCCTGGCATCCTCTACCGTTTCGCCATACCACTTTGCACGGTACTCCTCCAAACGCATAACACCCATGGCTACATCCTGCCTGTCCTGCTGCCGTTCTTCTTCCTCATCTACTAGGATGGAATCTTTAAAATTGCAAAGAAATTCGTAACTGACTGTGGACAACCCATTGTGGAGGGCCAGAGCATACGCCAGGTCTTCTAAGCAGATCTTGAGCTTTGCCTGGATAGCTTTGACCATGTTGTACTTACGTTTTTTGGCTATCTTTGCTTCTGTAGCCGTTTTATCCACATCACTTACATCAGATAAATCCCCGTAAGACAACCCTGTACTGAATTCTATCCGGCGCAGGTAGGCATTCAACCCGTTGATAAGATTTTGCTCCCGAAACTCCGGACTGTATTCCTGAAACAATTCCTCCACATCACCTTTGGTAAGATTGATTCCCCGGTACAGCCTCCGGTTAAGTTTTGGCAGAACATACTTTGTTTTACCGTCCTTCTGAAGTACCGGAGCTGCCTGCATAGCTGTAATATCCACATGCACAGCCCTTTCACCGGATTCAAACTCCCAGTCCAGCCTCCCAAACTGCATATCTGTTTTCTGAATCACGTCAATAGCGCTATCGTAGATAGATACACCGCAGGAACTACCATCAATCTCATTCTTGATCGGATTCCGATAATATCCAAAATCAGGCCGCTCAACATTGATTAAAGTAATGGCCTCTTGCAGTGTTGCCCACTCATCCACTACAGTCAAATCAACCGGACCTCCAAGGGAAGTTTTATCTGCACTGCGATAAGCCTGGTTTTGAATGAATAATGTTTTATCCTCCTTCTTCCAGACATGTGTTTCCAATCTGGTATAAAAAATCTCATCCACCTGCTTATACTGAATGAATACCACAGCGGTTAATCTTTGTTTTGCATCAAAAGACAAAGGGATAAAATGATCTGCGGTAACATACTCTACGGCCCCGCCTCCCAGCGGCTTAATGCAAAAGGCTCCCAAAGCCAGTCCAGACTGCAGATGCTCATTCAAATCAGCAATGGCAGATTGATAAATCTCATCAATCTGCTTATTGGATACACTGGTGTCCATTTCATTCAAACATACATTTGCAAATTCCCGGCAAACCCCCTGCTCTATCAGCAAAGAACTTACCTGAGAATCTACCCAAGGAGCTTTTCCTCTGTACATGTTGGACCAGAGGTCTATTTTGTTTAACATTTCTTGGCTGATGGCAAGAGGAACAGATACCACTTGTTTTATTGTTTTAACTGGAAACATTCGTCCTATCACCCCCTTTATCCATCCCCATATTTTTTGCAGCACCTTATTGTCCTTTCCTCTTCCAGATTCTGTTTGTGGCATATCTCACTGCATCTATGCAGTGATCATCACCATCCGGATATCCGTTTATCACGTTATCCTCTTTATCCCTCTCATATTCGTAATCCAAGAATTCCTGAGCAGCCACAGGGCAGCGGACGTTATCAATAATGATTTCCCGCAGGGATTGCAGCCACTTAAAGGAATACTCTCTGCTTCCCGGACCCTTTTCCGCAGGCCTTGCCAATAGCCCATATGCCTTATAATCCGCAATAGATTTATTCTCTGCACTATCACAAGTGATAATGTCATTGCCTGTAATGCCTAAGCTTATAAGTGTATTTGCTGTCTGTTCATTGCTTTGCTTGTTACAGGTGTATTCCTGCCAAATATACAGCCTGTGTTGTGCGGGCTCATAATGAACACGCACAAAAGCATATAGATCCGGATACCATCCCCAGTCAACACCGTTTAGGATATGGTCAAATTCTGCTATTTCCTCATCTGTTATCTGTCTTATAACCACATTGTCAAACACTGAACCGCCTGCGCCATTGGCAACGCCCATATATTCGTTATCATAAGCATCAGGATTTGTTTCCTTCAAAAATTCAGCCTCATCCAGGAAGGGCTTTCCAAGCCACTTGGCGGGAACTTGCAAGTAATTGCTCTCAATTATCATCCTCGTTTCCTTTGGTACCTTGATGTACTTGTTCGCCCAGTTACTGGCAGTCTTTGGAGGGTTAAAGGACTTAAAGATATAAGCCACATCGCCTCCACGAATAACCGACTGCTCTATCTTTCTTACTGACTCAGGTCCTGCAAACTGGTCAAGCTCCTCAAACCATAAAATACCAATATACCCGAAGGGCACCTTTATAGATTTAATTTTCCCCGGATCGTCCGCCCCTCTGAAATATATCTTTTGCCCTGTAGATTTCCTTGTAATTTCCATAGGGCTGACAGTGGTATGAAACTCATCTGTCAGATCCAAAGCATCAATCGCCCAAAGGATCTGCTGATAAACTGAACCTCTAAGCGTGTCAGCCACCTGCCTCATAACAACAGCGTGCATATCCTCATTTATCATGATCAGGTTAATGACCTCCAAGGATACAAAAGACGACTTTGTAGAACCTCTACCGCCGGGGAATACATACTCAGTGTGTTCGTGTTCTTGTATATCAAAAACAGCCGATGCAAAAACAGGAGCTATCATGGCAGCTGGAATTCCTGTATATACAATCGACTGTGTCACTTCCGTTTCTTTTTTCAGTTTTTCTGTTTGGGATTTTAAATTTTCCGTCTTTGCCTTTTGGTTTATGATGCGCTCGATCTGCTCATCAATATCCAAATCAGATTTCAGTGTTTGCCCCAATGTATCGCGAATAGCCACATAGGCCTTCACATCCCCCTTTAAGGCTTCTTTGATCATCGCAGCATTGACAGCACTTTCCAATGTGCTATCCAGGCCCATGGCCTCAAGAACTGGTGTCCACTCAGGACTGTCAATCTTGGCGGTTAAAAGCAAATTTAAAACCTTACGAAAATCAGCTTTACGGCGTCTGGCGACTCCTGAAGCTTTACCGCCTTTTCTTCCGCTCTCTCTTGCTTCTTCTTTGCTTCTCTTGCTAAACGGTATTAAATTATCCTGCCCATTCGCCACTCACCTCACCTTCCCATCTGTCTATGTATCATCCATTGATCAAAACTAGCAGAAATGCCACGCCGCAAACATATCCCCCACCCTCCAACAAAAAC